CGTGGGCGTATCCAATGTTGCCAGTTACTTCCGCATCAATCTCTGGCATTGGTCAGTCGCCAGTAGGACCTGTTGAAGGAACATTTGTTATCGGATTCTTTAGAGATGGTGAATCGGCACAAGAACCCATCATGTTGGGTTCTGTTGGAGGAGTTCCAATTGAGAAGATTCCAGACAGCGAAGGATTTTCAGACCCGAAAGGTGTGTATCCAAAGTTCTTCAACGAACCTGATACGAACCGTCTAGCACGACACGATTCAAAGATTAATAGCGATACTATAGTCATTAAAAAAGAAGGTTCTAGAATCACTGGCGTGCCAATTGCAAATGGTGGTTCTTGGAATCAAGTAACTATTCCATATAATTCAAAATATCCATTTAATCATGTTTACCAATCAGAAAGTGGACATGTATTGGAATTTGATGATACCTCTGGTTCAGAAAGAATTCACAAGTATCATCGTGCAGGAACATTCGAAGAGATTGATGAGAACGGAACGAGAGTAAATCGTATAGTTGGTGATAACTACGAAATTGTTGAAAGAAATGGTTTTGTATACATCAAAGGTAAATGTAATGTTACTGTAGATGGAACAGCAAACATCTTAGTTAATTCAAACGCAAATATTGAAGTAAAGGGTGATGTTATTGGAACATTCAGAAATGATGTTGATTTTCAAGTCTCCGGAGAGTTTAATGTAACTGCTGGCGGTAACATTAATTTACAATCAGATGCAAATATTCATTTAGATACACCAAACGGTGAGATTCATTGGAACTCTGGCAGAACAGGATTGCCATCACCTGCCGGTCGTGCCTCTGTGTCAGAAACAGAGTTTCAACAATTAGAGCCCAATGGTCGTGGTGAGGCGGCCGCCTTAGAAATTTTTGACGAAGACTTTAATCCTGAGAAAGCAATTGAACTAATTAAATCTGGAGTTCTTAAAGCAGAGGAAGTAAATAAAGTTGAAAAAGCAGATAAACCTGTAGACGAAGAAAAAGGAAGTCCTAAGAATGTTCCTGCTACATGCGATATGTTTAAAAATCAAACAAACTTTCCGGATTCGTTCCCATTGTCAGCAAATGTAAATTTAGGTATGTTGTCTTCTAATGCGCCCGCACAAAGACATACAGTTGCGGCACAAAAAGGACTTACTAAAGCAGAAATTGTATGTAACCTTAAAGGTGTTGCAGAAAATATTTGTGAACCAATTATTGCAAAGTATGGTAAAGGTAATGTTTTGTTCACTTCGGGTTTTAGATTAGAAGCCGCAGCCACAGGAACTTCTCAGCATCCAACAGGTCAAGCGGTTGATATGCAATTTCCAAGTTTATCTAAAATGGATTACTTTGAAAGAGCAAGAGAAATTAGAACATTGTTAAGTAACTTTGACCAACTTTTACTAGAATACAAAACTACAGGGACAGGTAAACCTTGGATACACATTTCATTTAAGTATTCAGGCAATAGAGGTCAAGTGTTAACATTGTTTAACGGAAGAACTGCCGCCCAAGGACTTACACAAATGGGTGATAAATAATGCCAGCAGTAGCAAGATTTGATGATTTAGCAGAGGAACATCCTTGTGGAATAACAGCGAATCCAGAAATGGTTTCTTCTAATGTGTTTTGCAACAATATTCCTGTGCATCGTCTTACAGATTTAAATAGAACGCATTTATTTTTGGCGCCGCCAATTTGTATACCTCACCAGACACCGTTGGTTGTGGCGTCAGAAAATGTCTTTGTAAATAACTTGGGATGTGCAAGAGTTGGTGATATCTACGATTGTGGTTTGGCGATTGTAGAAGGTTCACCAAATGTTTTCTGTAATGGAAATTAACGGATAAATATTCAAATGGCAACAATCTCAAGAAAAACAACCGACTTTGTAGATTTGGACTTGAACATGTTCAAGGTTCCTTTGACCAAAGATGTGTCTAAAAGAACCGATGAAGAAGCGGTCAAAGCCGCTATTAAGAATTTAATATTGACTAGACCTTATGAAAGACCTTTTCATCCTGAAATTGGTTCTGGTATTATGGGTTTATTATTTGAACCAATGACTGTTGTTACAACACAATCATTAAAAAGAACAATTACAGATGTAATTAATAATTTTGAACCTAGAGCAAGATTAGATAGAGTTGATATTATAGCGAAACCTGATAATAACGAATATAAAGTTTCGATTTATTTCTACTTGGTCAATGGGCAAGAAATTATCAGTATAACTACCTTCCTTAAAAGGTTAAGATAAGATGGCAGAATTTTCAAAACTAAGAATTTCAGAATTAGACTTTGACCAAATCAAATCTAATTTAAAAACATATTTAAAAAATCAAGACACCTTCAAAGATTATAATTTTGAAGGTTCAGGTCTTGCTGTTCTTTTAGATATTCTAGCATACAATACTCATTACAATAATTATTATGCCAATATGCTTGCTAATGAGATGTTTTTAGATTCTGCTGTTAAAAGAACTTCTGTAGTTTCTTTAGCAAAGCAATTGGGTTATATTCCTAATTCTTCTAAAGCATCGACAGCGGTTGTGAATATTACACTTTCAAATGTTCCAGGTAATCCTGCATTTGTTACTCTACCAAAAGGAGCAAGACTAAAAACATCAGTTGGTGGAGTAAGTTATTCTTTTAATGTAATGGAAGATGTTTCTGTTGCTAGAAATTTAGTAAATCAATATGTGTTTAATAATATTACAATTAAAGAAGGCACATATATTTCAATGAATTATACTGTAAGTAACATTAATGCTACATATACAATACCTGACGAAAATATTGATGTTGAAACATTAAAAATTAGAGTTAAAACTTCATCATCATCAGTTGACGCAACAGTATATACAAAAGCGTCTGATATTTTTGAAGTTAAACCTACAAGCACAGTTTACTTCTTAGAAGAAATTGACAAAGGTTTATTTGAAATTGCTTTTGGTGATAATGTTCTAGGCAGACAATTATCTGTTGGTAATATTATTACTGCCGAATATTTGGTTACTAATAGAGATGAACCAAATTCTGCAACATCATTCACTTTAGCGGCACCAATTGCAGGAACATCTAGTGCGGTCATTACTCTTGTGACGGCGGCCGCCGAAGGTTCTGGAAAAGAGACAGTCGATTCAATTAAGTTTAATGCTCCAAAATATTATTCTGCACAAAATCGTGCCGTTACTGCTGAAGACTATAAAGTATTAATTCCAAAACTTTACACTAATGTAGATTCTGTTCAAGTGTGGGGCGGTGAAGATAATGACCCTCCTGCATATGGTAAAGTAGTTATTTCTATTAAACCAAAATCTGGTTACTTCTTAACAACATCTACAAAAGAGTTTATTAAATCTACGGTTCTAAAAAGTAGAAATATGGTTTCTATTGTTCCAGAATTCGTTGACCCCGAATACATCTATGTTCAATTAAATACATCATTTTATTACAATCCAAATTTAACAAATTTATCTGAAAGCGCATTAAAAGCAAATGTGGTTACAGCAATTAGAAATTATAATGTGGCAGACTTAAATAAATTTGATAGTGTGTTTAGACGCTCTAAGTTGTCAAGAATTATTGATAATGTTGACCCCGCCATATTAAATAATACAGTAACAATAAGAATGAAAAAAGAAATTACTGTAGATTTTGGTGTGCCAACAAAATATGATATTAAATATTATAATCCTATTTTTACTCAAGGTTCTAACACCATTTCAAACATTTCTAGCACAGGATTTAAAATTGCAGAAAGAACTGAAGTTTTGTATTTAGATGATGACGGCGCAGGAAACATTAGAAGTTATTATGTCCAACCAGGAACAAACACAAAAATTATTGTGAACCCAACATTAGGAACTGTTGATTATGTTCAAGGCACTATCGCTTTAACACAATTAACAATTACCGATACGGAAGACGGAACATCTTATTTCTCAGTTTTTGCTACACCAAACTCAGATAATTTAGTTTCTGTTCGAAATCAAATTTTCTTAATTGAAGATAGTAGTGAGGGTATTGTTGTTAGTGCTATTGTTGATAAAGTAGCAACAGGAGAAGCAAGTGCAGGTACAGATTACACAATTGTATCTAATTCTAACTTGTCTTCAGTAGGAACCGTAGTAAGAACATCTAATTAATATGACAACAAGTTTAAAAGACACCGTTTCAGCGATTGTATCAGAACAATTGCCTGAATTTGTTCGTGCCGATTACCCTACATTTGTTGCGTTTTTAGAAGCATACTATGAATTTATGGAGCAGAATCAAAATGCTCTAGAATTAGTTCGCACAGCAAAATTAAACGCCGACATAGATACATCAATTGATGAATTTGCTGAACAATTTAGAAAGCAATATCTAGTTCAACTTCCAAAAAATATTCTTTCAGATAAAAGAAAAGTAGTTAAATTTATTCGTGATTTTTATACTGCCAAAGGTAGCACAAAATCATATGAATTACTTTTCAGATTATTATATAATGAAGGTATTGAATTATATTTTCCAAAAGTTGATATGCTTAGAGTTTCTGATGGTAAGTGGGCGATAGATGAAATTCTTGGAGTTAAAAATTTAGTAGGAGATTCAAGTAAATTAATTGGTCTTCAAGTAGTTCAAGCAGACAACCCAACAGACCCAAATATTAACTTAGCAACCGCAATTGTAGAGAATGTTATTTCATTTCAAGTTGGTGCCACAACAATCACTCAGTTATATTTAACAAAGCGTAGTATTGTTGGAACATTCTTAGCAGGTCAAACTATTACTGCAAAAGTTCCAGAAACAAATGCTACAATTTCAATGACAGTTGATTCTATTATTAATAATGCAACTGTTGTAGAAGGTGGTAATTATCACTCGGTAGGAGAAACCCCTATTCTTTCAGGTGGTGGCGGTACCGATGCTATTTTAGATGTTACTCAAATTAATAAAGGGGTAGTTGAAAAAATTATTATTGATAATCCTGGCACAGGATATGTTGCGGGTGATGTAATTGTTTTTAACAATACAGGAACAAACGGTGCTGGCGCAGTTGCCATAGTAAAGAGAGTAGACGGCCAATTTATTCAAGAGAACGGAACTGACGGAATATTAATGGAAGATGGAAGTTCTTTCTTAGTTGAATCTGGTGTTGGCGATATCACAGCAATTGAATTAACCAATGGTGGTTATAATTACCAAAAAACTCCTACAGCAACAATTACATCGACAGCAGGAACAGGCGCTAAACTTATTGTTCAATCAGATTCTATTGGTAAAATTTTAGAGGTTGCAATCACCAACTTCGGAACAAGTTATTCTTCAGTTCCTTCTTACAGATTCCCTACTAATTTATTAGTAGGTAAACAGACAGGCAATTTTATATTAGGAGAAACTGTTACTAGCGAACAAGGTTGTTTGTTGCTAGAAGACGGAAGAGAGTTTTTATCTGAAACTGATGATAGAGTTTTAAAAGAGCAAAACGATATTGTTACAGGAACAGTTAAATCGTGGGATGCGAACAGAGGTCTTCTTATTTTAGATTCGGCAGATATGTTTGGTTCTCCCGCTAGAATTTCTGGAGTTACTTCTGGTGTAACTGCAAAAGTTTATGATTTTAAATCTGTAAACTTAAATTTAACTGTTGGGCCATATGCAGTAACATACGGAAAATTTTTAAATGCTGATGGTCGTATTTCTGAAGCATCGAAAAAAATTCAAGACAGTTATTACTATCAAGATTTCTCTTATGTAGTTAAAGTTGGTCAATCTATTAATAACTGGCGAGATGCAGTTAAGAGAATTTTACACCCTGTTGGTCTAGCATTGTTTGGTGAAGTATCTATTAGAACAACATTGAGACCAAACCCAATTAATAGTTGGAATGAAAAATTAAATGGAACAATGCCTCGCTTTAGACAAATTAGATTACTGTTAACTTATATTCTAGGTTCAGTTGAAGTAAATATGGCACAGTCTGTTTTAACTAAGATGTTGCATTCATTATCATCAAGCAATTTGGCAATTAGAATGGGTCAACCTGAGTTTATGCCTGCTCTAATTTTCCCAAGAGGATTGGACAAGTTTGTAAACTTGCCAGCAGATATTCAACTTTATAGAGATACATTAATATTCTTAATTGGTAATAATAAACAACCAATCGACAGAAAAATTACAAACAACTTTAAATTAGTTACAAGAGTTCTTGAATTAATACATCAAAATACTCAAGTTAAACTTGACCCATTTAATGACCACGATTCTAGACACAGTATTGAAATTCAAAAATTAATTGATGCCACTTCAAAACAATATCTCAAGTATGCTATTCTTTATGATTTTGAAATGTTGAATCTATTAAAAACACAAACTGTTCCTACGCAAATTAATGCGGTGGTTCAATCATTCCTAAAAGAGGGAGACCTTTCTTATGGAGGGCATTTGGGACCAACACTATATACACTTGACAGATATAAATTTTTATTTGGACCGTATACAGAACCGGGTCTTGTTTCGATTGACCGAGGCGGATTGGTTAATAGGACTACAAAAGGTGGTTATG